ACGGTGGTACGAGTGCAAAAAGACCAACAATGAGAATTAGAAAAAGCAATCCAAAAGCAAGAAAGAGTTTCAGGGCAAGACACAACTGTGCAAATCCTGGACCAAAAACAAAAGCAAGATATTGGAGTTGTAGGAAATGGTAAAAATCAAAGAAGTAGAAGGTATCACAGAACAAGAATTCGAACAATTAGCAGAGAAGAAAGATGCCTGCTATCACAAAGTCAAAGCAAGATACAAAGTTTGGCCCTCAGCGTATGCCTCTGGTGCTCTAGTGCAGTGTCGTAAAAAGGGTGCGGCCAACTGGGGTAATAAGAGCAAGTAATGAAGATAAAAGAAATTAACGAAAACGCAGAAAGAGAATACGTAAATCTTCCAAAAGATGACATAGAAAGATTGCGAGCCAAATTCCTTCCAGATTGGGAATACAAAGATAACAGCCTACAGAAAAGATACAAATTTGAGGATTACTTCGAAGTAATTGAATTTTTAATAAACACAATCAAACCTCAGGAAAAATTAGATCACCATGCAGACCTTGGTGTGTTCTATGACGAAGTTCTTGTAAAAATATACACACACAGAACAAACGATGTCTCAGATTATGACTTCATGGTTGCAATGCAGATGGACATGATTGCTAAAATGAAACATGGTGCAATCAACCCAAATTACGATCTCAACGCATTGGTCGATGAAGGCACAAGATGTTGGAAAGGCTATGTGAGAAAAGGCATGAAGACTATGTTTGGTAAGAGAGTTCCTAATTGTGTAAAACGTGAAGGAAAATATTTTGTCAATGATGCTTTTGGCGAACAAATTTTTGAATCTGCTACAAAAGAAGATGCACTAAATTTCTTACGCCAAAACTATCTGGAATTGAAAACTTGTGCTGTGCATGGAAAAATAGAAGAATCAAATCATTCAGGGCTACGGGCTTGGTTCGGCAAAGGCAAAAAAGGCGGAGCAGGCGGTGGTGGCTGGGATCGGTACAACACCAAAGGTGAAAGAATTGGCAAATGTGGCGATAGGAAAAAAGGTGAAGGTAAGCCAAAATGCCTATCGAAAGCCAGAGCGGCTTCATTAAGAGCATCCGGTGGTAAAAAAGCCATAGCGTCCGCAGTGAGCAGAAAAAGAAGGAAAGATAAAAATCCTGATAGACGTGGTAAAGCAATAAACGTCCGAAACAAAAAGAAAAAATAGTTGCATTGAAATCAAATCTGTTATATACTTGTTGAATAACAACAGGAGAAACAAATGGCAGTAAGAAACTTCAATGACGCTGAAAAGCAAAAATTAATACAAATCATATCACAAGGTTCACAGGTACTAGGTGAGGTAGAGGACTTGAAAGGTGGTTTGAAAGACACAGTAAAAGCAATAGCAGAAGAACTAGAATTGAAACCAGCACTTATTAACAAAGCAATATCCGTTGCACACAAGGGAAACTACCAGAACATCGCTGACGAGATGGACACGCTGGAAAGCATACTAAACACAGCCGGCAAACTTTAGTGATTAAATTACTCAAGGAATTTTGGGTACACAGTTACAAGACAGATTCAACAGCATTCTACCTAGAGCTTTTTTCTGTTGTGGTAACCGTTTGCGGGTCTGCAGTGTTGACTTTCACATCACCAGAGCCTATAATGAGTATAGTGTTCCCACTGTACTGGCTAGGATCTAGTACCATGTGTTGGGCAGGATTCAGACGTAGGTTGGTTTGGATTGCCTGTCTTACGGGTTGGTTCACGATCATGAACACAATAGGATTATACAAAGTATTCATACAATGAGTTACATAGACGCACTTTACAAAAAAGACGAAGACAAGATATACGTTGTGGAACGTGATCCCAAGAAGGGTCGTGTGTTCGTTGAGTATGACGCAAGATATGTGTTCTACTGTCCAGATGCTAGGGGCAAACACAGGGGCATGACAGGTGAGCCTTTGCAGAGAGTAATATGCCAAACAAACAAAGAATTCATAAAAGAGCAACGCATAAGATCAAACAAGCAACTTTATGAACACGATATCAATCCTGTGTTCAGATGTTTGGAAGAGAATTACTTAGGTAAGGAAACTCCAAAACTGAACGTGATGTTTTTTGATATTGAAGTGGACTTCGATCCAGATCGAGGATATTCCACAACAGATGATCCGTTAATGCCCATAACTGCCATAAGTTGTTACATGAGCTGGACGGATCAACTGGTCACACTCGCAGTTCCGCCAAAAACAATAAGCATGAAAGATGCAGAAGAACTCACGAAGAGATTTGACAACACCATGTTGTTTGAAAAAGAGAAAGACATGCTCGACGCTTTCCTACAACTTGTCGAGGACGCAGACATACTATCTGGTTGGAACAGTGAGGGATATGATATTCCATACACTGTTGGAAGGATACAAAAAGTATTGAGTGGTGATGACACAAGGCGACTTTGTTTCTGGGGCGAGAAGCCGAAGAGGAGAGTGTTTGAGAAGTATGGCCGAGAACAGTTGAGTTTTGATCTAGTAGGACGTGTACACTTGGACTTGCTAGAACTATACAGAAAATACACATACGAAGAGAGGCACAGTTTTAGACTAGATGCTATAGGTGAACACGAATTGGGTGAAAAGAAAACTGTGTACGAAGGATCTTTGGATAACCTATACAAGAATGACTTTGGACTATTCATCGAATACAACAGACAAGATACCGCATTATTGGCAAAACTTGAAAAGAAACTGAAGTTTATAGAACTGGCCAACGAGATAGCACACCAGAACACCGTGCTTCTGCAGACAACAATGGGTGCAGTTGCAGTGACCGAGCAGGCCATTGTGAACGAAGCACACAGACGTGGAATGCAGGTTCCCGGCAGGAAGTACAAAAAAGATGGTGAAGAGAACCAACCGGCGGCAGGCGCCCACGTGGCAACACCACAAAAAGGAATACATGATTGGATAGGATCTGTTGACATAAACTCACTGTATCCTAGTGTGATCAGGGCACTGAACATGGGACCAGAGACCATTGTAGGACAGATAAGACCTGTGATAACCTCAGCAGAGATCAACAGGGCCAAACATGCCAAGAAATCATTTGCGGCGGCTTGGGACAGCCAATTTGGCAGTTGGGAGTATCAGGCAGTAATGAATCAAGAGAAAGGCACGGAAATAATTGTTGACTGGGAAGACAAGACCAGTGTGCGTATGAGTGCGGCACAACTATATGAAATCGTTTTCGATGGCAACAACAAATGGATGTTGAGTGCTAATGGAACAATATTCACTTACGAATACGAAGCAATCATACCGGGACTACTAAAACGTTGGTATGCTGAAAGGCAAGAAATGCAGAAAAAGATGCGTGATTGTGGTGACAACGAGATAGAAAGAGAATATTGGGACAAGAGACAACTTGTTAAGAAAATTAACCTAAACAGTCTATATGGGGCGATCCTTAATCCAGGATGTAGATTCTTTGACATAAGGATAGGACAATCAGTGACACTTACTGGCAGATGTATTACGAAACACATGGCAAGTAAAACTAATGAAATTGTTGCAGGAAAGTATGATCACAAAGGTGAAAGTATTGTGTACGGAGACACAGACTCAGTTTACTTTTCCGCGTTTAAAACATTAAAAAAAGAAATTGACAACGGCACGATTCCTTGGACAAAGGATTCAGTAGTGGGACTATACGACAGAATAGCAGATGAAGTTAACGGATCATTCAAAGCATTCATGACCAAGGCATTTCACACGCCAAGCACACGTGGTGAAGTTATCGCGGCAGGAAGAGAACTTGTCGCATCAAAGGGTTTGTTCATTACAAAGAAAAGATATGCTGTGCTTTACTATGACAAAGAGGGCAAACGTACAGATGTTGAGGGCAGGGAAGGCAAAATGAAAGCAATGGGCCTCGATCTCAAACGTTCAGATACGCCTGTGTTTGTACAGGATTTTTTAAGTGACTTGCTGTATATGGTGTTGACAGGTAAGACAGAAACAGAAGTACTAGACAAGATCAGTGATTTCCGAGCAGAATTCAAAGCAAGACCGGGTTGGGAGAAAGGATCTCCCAAGAGAGCAAACAACATGACCAAGTACACTGCCGCCGAAGAAGCCAAGGGTAAGGCCAATATGCCTGGACACGTAAGGGCCAGCATGAATTGGAACAGGTGCAGAGAGATGTACGGTGACAAGTACAGTATGCCAATTACGGATGGCGCAAAAGTTATTGTGTGCAAACTCAAAAATAACCCATTAGGCTATACAAGTATTGCGTATCCTGTGGACGAGATGCGTATTCCTGAATGGTTCAAAGAACTCCCGTTCGACGGAGACGCCATGGAGGCGACTATACTTGATCAAAAGATAGATAACCTCATAGGTGTGCTTGGATGGGACGTGCAAAGCACAGAAACCACAAACACATTTAATAAACTGTTTGAATTCTAAATAACATTATGTTAAGCATAGAAGAGATCAAATTATTAATAGAAAAACTAGAGAAAGTTAAAAAAAAGGATCTGCAGGAGTTAATAGACTCAAATCTTAAAATCCTTAAGGACATAGAGTTGGCCGTAGATGCCAACAACAAAGAGGTCATAGATAGGTTAGACAAGACTCCGGAATGGTACATGAAAGATCTTGAGCAAAAAAAATTAACACCTAGTGTTGATGCTGAACTACAAAGAAAGGTGCAGACCAAGAT